CGGAAAAAACGGTGCTCGCGTATATGATCGGAAAAATGGAAGAAAAGCGCGGCAATATTATCGACTGGAACCGGATTATCTATGGTTCCTTTTTTTGACCTTCTGCGAAAGATAGCACTTTGCGATATCAAGGCTCCGATTCAAAAAATGATACATGACGAATATCCCGAAGAGTACGTTAAGCTGAACCAATGGGTTGTCGGGCAATATCGCGACGTGATTTCCGACGAAGCGTTGTTCGCGGATTTTTCCGCGCATGTTCTAACAAGTTGTAAGATGACTATCTTGCTATTTGGATCCTTCTAAGGAATAGCATTTATTGAGTACTTCGTACCTGTTGCATTAATCCTTAATTGGATGTGTTAATGGCCTCGAAAAAGTTCTCTTTGAATGTACGTGATCGTACCTCGACGTTTAATCCGTCAGCTTGTTAGCTTATGTGTGCTCGAATGAAGAGCATTTTGTTTCTAATGCGCTGTGAAAGCGCTTAACAAATATTCACCCCCCCCTATATGTTTTATAGAGTTTAGGTCTACAGAATTCCTTTAAATTCTGAATTTGGGAGTTTCCATTGAAACTCCCACAACGGCTATTTTATTCTAGTGTGTGCCGTTAAACACACTAAAGAGAGAGACAAGAGTCTCTCTGTTGGTTTTTATTAATACTTGCGACCAACTCAAAGTTATGAACATACCGTCCTTGTTCATAGCCTAGATTAGCGATGTATACTCTTCAGAAGTTTATCTGAATCACGATTACCGCGTGTGATTACTAATCATGTGTTATTATCTTGACGCCATGCCCCATGGAATTGCCGACGTACTGGCAGTTTTATATGGAGCCTCTGAGCTAATAGAGAAACCTAATTGACCAAAGATCCTTTGTGAGCAAGTGCATGTGCACTGTAAGAGAGGAAGTTCCCCTCACATTGAAACGTTCAAGCCCTATTGAAGGTAAGGCTCTAAATAGATCGTGGACCTCTGTCCGACACTTATGCTGAACTATTTTTTCAACCCAAGTGTCCCAAACCAGCTGTGTACAGCAATTATGAATGAAGCCGAAGATTTTTCCGGCACTCCACAGACACCTCTGTTTGCTCCTCGTGAGTATCAAGTGTACACTGCTGTCTCTCATTGTGAGAGTCAGCTAGTTTCTGGTGAGCTACAATCCGAAGAAGATGAGGGACAGTACCCCATCCTGGATTTTGGTCACATATTTGCAATGCTACCACCTTCGCAGAATCGTAGTCGGTTCCCCGAAGCGCAATGGTTACCTTCAGATCTTGGATTTGAAGAAGAAGAAGATGATCCTTCTTTCAAGGCAGGTGGCTCGCCTTTATCAAGTATCGATATGAACTTGGTTGAAGCCATCATGATCTTTGTGCGTCAAATTTGGCGCTCTAGGGATTATGAGGATTTTGGAATTGCAGTTTTGCAGTTTCTTAAGTCCTACACGGGAATGTCCGTGTGCAGCATGTTTGGAGCTGTGGTGTTAAAAGTCACCGAAATGTTCAAACAATGTCGCTCGAAGTTGCAGAGTGACGATGAGGAGAATCCCTTCTCCAAATTACGGGAGTTGATGGCTAAGGCCACCGCTCTCACGCAACACCCCCTGCTTCTTAAGATGAAGCGAATCTTGTGGTATTTATTATCATTTGGTACGCTTATGAAGATGGGTATCTCTTTTGATACCTTCTTCTATTCGAAAGCAGAAGAGGAGGCGCTGACGAAACAGTGCTCTTCTAAAGGAAGTTTTCTCTTTGCCGTTTTTGACGGTTTTGCAGCTCTTTTTGAGAGACTGCTAGACTGTTATAGGACTGGTAGTTGGAGTCCTCTTCTTGCGAGTGGTACTTCCTACTCGAAGTGGTCAGATACTGTGTATGAACTTAGGGTTCAATCGCAGCAGCTGGCCAACCCAGAAGCTTGTGGTTTTACATACCACGGCTTCTTGGGTAAAATGGAAGAAGCATTGGAGCAAGGTCGCGCCATTGTCAAGTATGAGACTGATAAGTCCGTTGCTAACGGAATGAAGAAGTTGCTTTCAGAGCTTGAGATGATTAAAGCCACGGAATGTACCAAGAAAGCAGCGCGTGCGTCGAGAGATGCACCTTTTTCGCTACTTTATTTTGGTGGTTCTAGCTTGGCAAAGACTACACTCCAAGACCTCACACACTCGCACTTTGCTAAGACCCACGGTTTACCCGAGGGAGATGAGTACAAGTACACGCGTACATGCCAGGATGAATTTTTCTCTGGTTTTAATACGCAAATGTGGAGTATCATCGTCGATGATATTGCGAACTTGAACCCGAATTTAGGTTTGGATCCTTCAATGAGTGAGGTGCTACAGATCCGGAACAATGCACCATTTTGTCCACCCCAAGCCGATTTGGCTGATAAGGGAAAGACTCCCATGATGTGCAAATTGTTCCAAGCATCGACCAATACCAAAGACTTGAATGCGCATGCGTATTACAACAATACTCTTGCAATCATGCGTCGTTGGAACTTTATCGTGACAGTGACCTTGAAAGCAGAGTTTGCTCAAGTGGTGAATGGGGTTGTGCCTGAGAAAGAGGCACGGATGCTTGATGGATCAAAGGCCGTCCTCCCCGAGAATGGGGAGTATCCAGACATGTGGGAATTCCACGTGGAGAAGGTCATTGCAGATATGGATATGTCTAGCAAGAAGCAACGGGCTGCTTTTGAGCCCGTACTGACGACAGACTCGATTTATGAGTATTTAGCGTTCGTTTCGAGAGAATCTGTGATTTTCAAGAAGCAGCAGGCTCAAATCAAGGCTGGTGCCGCCATCTTTAAGGAGGTGGTTTTGTGTCAGGTGTGTTATCGTCCTGAGGACAAGTGCAATTGTAAAAAAGAACACTTGCAATCTGGCGACACCACCAAAGTTGTTGCATTCGGTGCTATGGCTTCTGCCATGACACTTTTTTGTGTGGGTCCCGCAGTGAAGCGCGGGGCCACCAATGTTTTGCACAATATTGAGCGGAAAGCTGTCTCAACTGCCACTGACATGGCAACTGAGGTGGCTAGGGCTGCAGCCACGAATTTGATTCGTGAAGCTAAAGCTAAAACCGCTCCGCACGTCATTGAGATGTTGCGACGCGAAGGTTTTTTGCCTCCCCCGGAGGTGGACCTTGTCGCTGAGTTTGATGGCGGCCTGGACGATGAAACGTCACAGGAGTTGAGAACGAGGATGATTTCCTTGAACTTGCCCCCTGCTCCACAGGCCAGTTGGTACGATATTATTTGTGCCAAAGTGCGTTCCATGAATCTGCCGATTTTGCAGAGATTGGATACGGAGAAAAGATGGGTTTCTGCAATGATGTGTAGATATGGACGTCGAGTGCGTCGACTTCACATGCGTGCAATGATGGACCCTCTCATGTCCCAGGCTTATGGTCGTTTTTTGATGACTGTTGCCGGTATTGCAGCCATGATGGCTGTGTCTTTGATCTCAAATTGGATTTTTTCCAAGCCGAAGAATAAGAAAAAGACTGGCAAAACGCAGGGGGATGAGGAATCCGAGTCGTTCGAAAAGGACGACAAGCCCAATCCATGGTACCGAGATGAGTACAAGCCGTGTAAATTTGATTACACGCCACTCACGCGATCATGGAAGGATATGCCGCGCGATCAGGTTGAAAAACGGGTCGCTCGAAATATCATGTACGTGCAGAGCACGTACCAGAAAGGAGGTAAAACAGCTGGTAGAACTTTCCGCATTTTATGTTTGGAGAGTCAGCTGTATGTGACTAACAGTCACAATGTTCCTGTGGAAGATGTAGCGTTTGCCGTGAAGCAAAGTGATCATCAACCAGGTGTAGGGGATAGTTTTAGAACTACCATGCACCCAGGGGATTTTTACCGCGATCCGAAGCACGATTTGGTGTTTTTTAGGTTGCGGTGTGTACCTCCCAGAGCCTCGATTTCGGGGTTGTTAGTTAGCGAGAAGTTTACTACTTGCTGCGAAGCGACTTTTTTGTCGAGAGATGCTCAGGGCATCGATGAGCGATACACATTGCGTGCGTTGCAAAATTCGATTGAGACATCAGATGAGATTTCAGAAATTATCGCGTACAGAGGTCTGTGCGAGATCATTACGGAGTCAGGGCACTGTGGGTCTCCCTATTTGGGGTTCCCGCCGATGGGACCTGTGCTTTTGGGCCTCCACATTATCGGTGGATGGACAAAGAGCGTGGCTGCTGTCGTGTTGCCCAAGGAATCTTACGAGAGTGCTCGTGAGGCTTTGAAAGCAGAGAACGTGCAGGCTGGTGAGCCAGATTTGCATGATGCTTTCGGTAACCCTATTGAGTTGTTACCATTGCACAAGAAGAGCACCTTCCGCTTTATTGAGGAAGGAACAGCTAGTGTTTATGGTTCGCTCCCAGGTTTTAGGGCCAAGGGTAAATCCAAAGTGACCAAGACTGTCATCCATAACGCTATGTTGGATGTAGGATATGAGGTCAAAGTTGGAGCTCCAGTTTTGAATAGCTGGAAACCGTGGCGCACGGCATGCGTCGATGTGGTTCAACAGGACCACAACATCAATTGTCCTATCCTTGACGAATGCGTAGATGCGTTCGTTAGTGATATTCTCACAAACCTTCCAGAAGGTGCGTTGAGTGAGGTCAAGGTGATCACTGAGCGTGCAGCGCTTAATGGTCTGCCCGGTGTCAAGTATATTGATCGAATGAATTTGAAATCTTCGATGGGTTTTCCTTGGAATGCCCCAAAAAACAATTATTTGATTCACCATGGACAAGTTGATGAATGGGAAGATTTGGTGGATTTTACACCGGAAATCCATGCACGAGTCGATGTGATGCATGAGAAGTATCGCAGAGGCGAGAGATGCATGGCAATCTTCCGAGCTCATCAGAAGGATGAAGTCATTTCTTTGGCGAAAGTGGAGGCACAAAAAACGCGTCTATTTTCGGCAGGAAATTGTCCTCTCGGTCTGTTGATGCGCCAGTACTTTTTAGGTCTGGTGCGCTGCATTCAACAGAATAAACTTGTTTTCGAGGCGGCGCCAGGTACAAATGCTACGTCACTTGAGTGGTGTCAGTATTATCATTGGCTAACTAAATTCGGAACCAAGCGTCTGATCGCTGGTGATTATTCCAAATTCGACAAGAAAATGTCTCCCGCTATGATGCTTGCGGCTTTCTCGGTCCTTGAAAAGATCTTGGTAGCAGCTGGGTATACGGCGGAACAGATGATTACCGTCAGAACCATGAAGTGGGACATTGTGTTCGCACTGACTGACTTTGATGGTGATCTTGTCGAATTTTGGGGGTCAAATCCCTCCGGACACATCCTTACCGTCATTATTAACTGTATTGCTAACAGTTTGTATGTGCGGTATGCGTGGCGGCAGAGTGATCACGAACTTACCAAGTTCCGTGACTATTGTGCTCTCATTACTTATGGTGATGATAATGCCATGGGTGTGAGCCCGTTGGTGGAGAACTTCGACCATGGTGTGATTCAACGCGAGTTGGCCAAGATTGGAGTGGTGTACACTATGCCTGATAAAGAATCAGAAAGCATCCCATTTGTGGATATCCAAGACATTACGTTTCTGAAACGCGCTTGGGTGTATAATGCCGAGGTAGGTTCTTTTGTTGCTCGTTTGGAACATGATTCCATCGAGAAGGGGCTCTTGTATCACCTTCCTTCAGACACCGTGTGCAACGAGAAGTTGGCGGTGGACTCCTTGGATGGTGCTCTACGTGAGTACTTCTATTATGGTCGCTCGCGTTTTGAGGAACGTAAGGCCGTATTTGAGAAGGTCATTGAGCAGTGTGAACTGACACCCTACTTCGGTGGGTTCCAGTCATATGATGCTCTGGTGCAGCGATACCTCGAGAACAGTAAAGAGTTCAGCGAGGATGGGCGTTGCGAGCAGTGCGCAGCTTAGGTGCGCACACCATGGGGCCTAACCTATAAGGTCCCTCCATTTGGTAAAACCAAAATGTAGGCGTAACGAGATAGTTACCAACAGTGTGTGATCGACATTTGTCATACTGTTAGGGATCTCGGCGAGACTCGCATGGGGCGTTCCCCCGAAGTCTGTATTTACAGATGTGCTGCTAGTCCACAAATGTCAACCCTCAGAATGCGCATTGGGTATACGCGTGTTCATTGAGTTTCAACTTACCTACTAATACACAACAAACAAACATTCGCGAGAATGTACCCCGGGTGGCTGCCATTGCCCGGGATGCTAGCGAACAAGAATGGCAAATTTTAACAGAATCTCCGGTGGGGGATTCGCACGTGAAATCGTGCAAGATGCCACCTCGATGGCGAAAGCGGGCTCGTGCCCGCCATCGTCGCGAAATGGTCCAGTCTGATGAAGTCATGGATTTGACTAGCACAGATGGAGCCATTCGAAAGGTGACAGCAGAGAATCTTGTTTTTCACGACGCCGGTTTATCCGAAATCGTGGACGACGGGACTCTGGCTCAGGGTAATTACGACCAAGACAGTGACACTACGGCTTCCTTAGGGAATTTCCTACAGCGTCCTGTCCGAATCGCAACATATTCCTGGGCACAAGGTGGGGGGTTCCTTCAAACCCTCAAACCATGGGCTTTGTATTTCAATACATCTCAAATCAAGAACAAGCTACAGAATTTCGGCAAAATTAAATGTCGATTGCATCTAAAGTTTTTAATTAACGCATCTCCGTTTCATTACGGTTCGATACGTGCTTGTTACTTCCCCCTCAATGATGAGCGTAATGCTTACGTTGCTGTTGGGGACTTGATTCCCGGTTCACAAACGCCTGGCGTCTGGATCGAACCAGCCACAATGGATACCGCAGAAATGGTTTTACCATTCTTGTGGCCCCATAATTGGCTGGAAGTGACGGAACTTGCGCAGTTTACGAATATGGGTCAAGTGAACTTATTTGAGTATGCGAATTTGAAGTCCGCAAACGGTGCGACCTCTGCTGCCACCATCACGGTGTATGCGTGGGCAGAGGATGTTACCGTCATGGGACCAACTACTATCGGTGCTTTACAATCCGATGAGTATGAATCGAACTCAGGAACCATTTCTGGACCGGCCAGTGCGGTGGCTAGCGTAGCTTCCCGCCTGGTGGACGTACCAGTGATAGGCCCTTTCGCTAAGGCGACTGAAATGGGTGCGAGTATGGTCTCAGGAGTAGCTCGATTGTTCGGGTACTCCAACCCTCCAGTGATTGATGATGTGATGCCGATGCAAAATAAATCATTTCACGCTTTTGCCAATTCTGAAACCCGGATGCCCATTGACAAGTTGTCATTGGACCCGAAGAATGAAGTTACGGTTTCTAGCGCAGTTGCTGGAGTTGAAGAGAAAGATCCCTTGGTTTTTACTGAGTTATTGGGGCGGGAAAGTTTCCTCCTCGGTACAAACTGGGATAATGGTGATGCGGTTGATACACTACTTTGGAGTGCTATTGTCAGTCCTCATTACGCCTATCTTTCTGGGGGGTACCGAACGATGCCCCCGCTGACGTATTTTGCGCAGAACTTTAGGTTCTGGCGCGGATCGATTGTGTACAAATTTAAGTTTATCAAGACCAAGTTTCATCGCGGTCGCGTATTGATTTCTTTCGATCCCAATGGAGATATTTCAGCAAACCCAGACACGGAAACAACAACTTTTTCACGTATTGTTGACCTCGAGCACGAGGATGAGGTGGAGTTTGCGGTCCCTTATAAGGCCACACCTCCCCTTCTTCTGAACCAAGACGTGGGTGTATTTCCCACCACATTCTCTTCGGATGCGGTGCCAGTGTACACCTATGATTCTAAGTACAGCAACGGTACCATCACGATGCGTGTGCAGACGACCTTAACGGGTCCGACGACTACGGCTGATGTCACTGTTTTGACTTATGTCAAGGCGGGAAAAGATTTCCAATTTGCAGGACCACGCAATATGGGTTCCAGTTTGACAACTAGGGACCCTCTTGGCGTCATTCAATCTTCTGAAGTTGAGGATATTTCTCAGAGTAATTCAGACTTGGATGTACATGTTGGCTTGATCACCACCGGAGAGGTGATAGCTTCCATGAGGCCTTTGTGTCATCGGACACATTTTCAAATGTCTCAATTCGCGGGTAGCCGGCCGGGCCCCGCAGTTGGTATGGTATGGGCAGCCAACCGGTACCACCGGGTTCCACCAGGACCTGGTCGTGCGGCTGACGCATATCAGAATGGAAATTTAGCAGCTCCTTTTCCCTACAACTTTACGCAGAACAATCCAATTGATTGGACTCTTAATTGTTTTGTAGGGTATAGGGGTTCAATGAATCTCCATGTTAACCCCATTTTTGGGGGGGCTAATGTAACCAGTATGTCGTCTTTGGCGATTTCTCGGTTATATGGTCCAGTGCGTTACGCTTCGGCTTTCAATTTTAATGGAGGCGAAGTTGTACCAAATCCTGCATCGGCCAATGCAGCATCGGGTTTGACCAGGGCGCTTAATAGTTTTGCACCCTCAACTGGTGGAGGTACCAGTCTTACAAATCCGCGCACACAAGCGGCGATATCCGCTAACCTCCCACAATATTGGCCTCTTAGGTTTTATCAAGCGTTTCAGACGAAACGCGACATTGATCCCAAGAGTGTCACCAAGATCTACGATCACTTCATAGTTAATACTACGTTTAGTAACAATGTTATCTACTCGTCAGCTACGGAGTATCCTGTATTAGACACTTATTATAGTGCTGGTGTAGATTGGTCCCCGGTGTTCTTTTTATGTACACCGAGGGTATTTCTTACCGTCACCCCAACAGCGTCTGATACTTAGATCAGCTGAAAAAGCAACATGTCTGATGTGTTGCTACCCGGATACGGGTTTTTAAAACGAAACAGAACCACTTTATTTAGACCTTTTGAGGTCTACTGCAGCCAGCAGTAGCCTTCAGGACTTCCCGAATTTTTACCAGAGTGGTTTAGCCACTATGGGTTTTCAAGGATGATCCATCGTTTTCGAACGAGTCAGAATCTTTT